TTATTAGACGATGTAAAAATCTATCTAGACATAACGTGGAACGATGATACCACAGATATGAAGCTGATCGGCATCATCGAGAGAGGCATGAGATATCTAGACAAGATTGCAGGAGCCGAGCTGGATTATGGAGTTGAAGACAAGCCGAAAGAGTTACTCCTTGATTACTGCAGATATGTGCGATCCAATGCTTTGGAGATGTACCAAGCCAATTACTTGTCAGAGCTTTTGTCACTGCAGATGTATACGGAGGTGAGCCAGTATGAAGCTGAAAGTGCAAACACAGACATTTAACGATGGTGTTGTAAGTATCTACTCTGTATCAAATGTGGCCGAACAGGGGAACAAGCCTAAAAACAAAATCTCTTTAAGGCTAGGTAGCTTGAGATTTGAGGAACGCATCGTTGGGATGGGAAGATATTGGACTGCTTTACAAGTACATGCAAAGATTGGGCGAATGATCAGGACACAGCGGATTGAGGCTGTTACAGTGCATGACATAGCGATTCTCAACAATCAGCAGTACGAGATTGTACAAGTCCAATACTCACCTGATACGGAGCCACGTTGCATGGATTTGTCGCTTGAGCGTTTGGGGGTGGCTTATGAGATTGAGTGATTTTAGAGATTTGCTTTTGACCATTGGACCTCCCGTGCATCACTATTTCGCAAAAAGCCAAAAAGACAGCTTCATGGTTTGGGCAGAAGATGCCGAGAGCGGAGCAAGCTTCGGGGATGATAAAAAAAGGGAACAGGCGATACAAGGCACTCTCGACTACTTTACCAAAACCGAGTTTGATGTAACTGTAGAAAAGATACAAAACACCCTCAATGATGCGGAAATTTCTTGGTACCTAAGCTCAATACAGCACGAGAAAGATACGGGATACATCCACTACGAGTGGGTTTTTTCTTTTGTATGGGAGTTGATCTAATGGCTAAGATGACAATCAGTGGCTTGGAAGAGCTTGAGTTAAAGCTTTCAAAATTGGGATCCATGACAGAAGAAGTGGCGAAAAGGGTGGTTATTGCAGGAGCACAGCCCGTGGCTGATGAAATTAGAAAAGGTCTTGAGAGTTTGCCTATTGACAATCTAAAATACTTGAAGTCAGGCGATAGATTTAATGTATCTCCTTTGGGGGAGGTCGAAGACTTGAAAAAAAGCCTGGGAATAACACCGCCAAAGGTAGACAACGATGGGAATATCAACGTAAAGGTGGGCTTTGATGGGTACGGAAGTTATCCGACGAAAGAATACCCAAAGGGGCATCCAAATGCTTTGATCGCAAGAGGAATTGAAAGCGGATCATCTGTCCGTCAGAAAAAACCCTTTGTACGACCTGCAGTAAACCGAAGTAAGAAAAAAGCTTTGGAAGAGATGCAAAAGATAGCCGATGAAGAAATTGAAATCATTATGAAATAGGGGGAATAATTTATGGCAAAAATAGGGTTAAAAAACCTTGTGTATAAAAGCTCGACCAGCGCAGGTAAAATAGCGGCAGCAATACAGGCAAATATAGCCATCACGCAGTCCAGTGTAAAGCTTTATGCTGATGATAGTATCAGGGAGAGCGATAAGGCCTTTCAGTCCGGGACCGTTACCCTGGGCGTGGACGATCTTAGTGATGAGATACAGGCAGAGCTTTTGGGTAAAACTATCAAAAACGGAGAGGTTGTATCCAACATAGGTGACGAGGCTCCGTTCGTAGGCGTAGGTTTTTACGGTAAAAAGAGAGTGGGCGGCGCAAATAAATGGAGAGCCATATGGCTAAAAAAAGTCCAGTTTGGTGAGCCGAGTGACGAAAACCAGACTAGAGAAGAAGTCATAACCTTTGGTACGCCTACGATCGTTGGAGATATCCTGTTGGACGATAACGGGGACTGGAAAGAGGAGCAAACCTTTGTCACGGAAGCCGAAGCCATCACTTATCTGAATGCAAAAGCAGGTATTATGCCTCAAGTCACTACACCGGCTGCAAGTAAAGCAAGTGGTACGTACGAAGGGACACAGTCGGTAACTTTGACGGCCGGCGACGGAGAGACTATATACTACACACTTAATGGCACCACTCCATCAGAGACTAATGGCACGCAGTACACCGTGGCGATAGATATCGCCGAGACCTGTGCACTGCGGGCAATAGCCGTCAAGGAAGGATATAGCGATTCGCCTGTGGCTACATATGAGTACATCATTACAGCATAAAAAAATAACGCAAGGAGGCAAAGACGGGAAGCCGTCTTTTTTTTATTATGAGTGACTTAAAGCCCAAAGGGACAAGCATAAAGCTGGGAAAAGAAGAGTATGGGTTACGATTTACCCTAAACGTGATTGACGATATACAGGACAAATTCAATATCGCAGTCGGAGACATGGGTAAACTTTTTGAGGATGAGAAAACGAGGATAAAAAATCTCAAATGCATCTTGATGTTAATGATCAACGAGGATATTGACTGTGTAAAGGACGAGACATGCGATGAAAGACCTCACGTAGATGAAAGGTTTATCGGGAGGCACATCCATGCCGGCAATATGAGCCAAATGGTGAACTCCATCCTTGCCTCGGCAAGAAAATCAAGTCCTGAGGTCGAGGAAGAGAGCGCAGGAGACCCAAACCGAGCGAGCGAGTAACGGAAAAAATACCGATTGCTCGCTGTATTTTTATTGGTAAGACATTACTTGGGTATACGGAAAAAGAAGTGTGGCACATGACGCTAAGAAAGCTGATCTTGCTATATACCGAGTACCGCAAAGAAAAAGGCACATATAGCGAGGCTTTAACAATCGATGACGTGGTACCACAGTAAAGGAGGTGTGTAGATGACAGCAAATATCGGACCAAAAATATCCATAGAGGGCGAAAAAGAGTTTAAGACTGCGATTCGTGACATAAACCAGCAATTCCGGGTACTTGGGAGCGAGATGAAGCTCGTAACAACGCAGTTTGATCAAAACGACAAGAGTTTGGAGGCTACGACTGCCCGAAACAAGGTTTTGAACGAATCCATTGACACCCAAAAAGACAAGATATCTACACTCCAACAAGCCTTAAAAAATGCTGCTGAAAACTTTGGGGAAAATGATCGCAGAACGCAAAACTGGCAGATCCAGCTTAATAATGCAAATCGTGAGCTTATCACCATGGAGAGGGAGCTGGACAAATCGGCCGATAGCTCGGATGATCTCGGTGATGGAATCAAGGATGCAGGTGACGAGGCTGAAAAATCCGGTAGTAAGTTTGACAAGTTGGGCGGTATCCTAAAAGGTGTGGGTGTGGCGATGGGCACAGTTGCAGTTGCCGCCGGTGCCGCCACTGCAAAGCTCGCAAAGGATGTGGTAACGTCTTTTGGAGAGCTTGAACAAAACCTTGGAGGATCAGAGGCCGTCTTCGGCGAGTACGCTGAACGGATCCAAAAGACCGGCGAGGATGCATACAAAAACATGGGTGCATCCCAAAGCGATTATCTTACTACAGCCAATAAAATGGGTGCACTCTTTCAAGGGTCGGGCATTGAGCAACAGAAAAGTCTTGAACTGACTGAAAAGGCCATGCAGAGAGCAGCTGACATGGCATCCGTCATGGGTATTGACATGCAACAAGCATTAGATTCAGTTGCGGGAGCTGCAAAAGGCAACTTTACAATGATGGATAACCTAGGTGTGGCGATGAATGCGACCAATATTGAGGCTTATGCACTCGCAAAAGGGCTTGATTTTACCTGGGCTACAGCATCACAAGCAGAAAAAGCAGAAGTGGCCATGCAGATGTTTTTTGAAAACACTGAGCAGTACGCCGGCAACTTTGCGAAAGAATCCACCGAAACCATCACAGGGGCATTGGGGTTGTTTAACTCGTCAATGGACTCATTGGTTGGCGGTCTTGGAAATGCCGATGCTGACATCACAAACCTTACAGGTAATGTCATTGATGCGTTTGGGCACGTGATCGATAATGTAGTGCCCATCCTTGACAACCTAGTCGAGGCATTACCGGAAGCATTGGATGCCTTGTTGGATGCGATCGGACCAATGTTACCGATCCTGATCGACACGGTGATGGAACTTTTTGAAAAAGTGCTATCTGCCATCCTGGAGGCATTACCTAAGCTTATGCCTGCTGCAACGCAAGCGATCATGACCATAGTGGAGGCGATCATAGACAACCTACCACTATTAATCGAGGCGGCACTTGCCATCATCTTATCTCTTGCTATGGGGATCGTGGATGCATTACCCGAATTGATACCTGCGATAGTCGATACAGTCCTGACCATCGTGGAAACACTGATAGACAACATTGATATGCTCGTAGATGCATCGATAGCCATCATACTAGCACTTGCAGAAGGCTTGATAAATGCTTTACCAAGATTGATCGATAAGATACCCGTGATCATTACAAAATTGATTGAAGCCATCACGGAAAACCTGCCAAAGCTAATCAAGGCCGGTATACAACTTGTCGTCATGCTAGCAAAAGGCTTGATAGAGGCGATACCTGATCTCATAAAAAGCATTCCTCAAATTATCAAAGCTTTTGTTGAGGGCTTTACAAACTACTATTCCCAGCTTTGGGAGATCGGAAAAGACCTTATAAAAGGAGTGTGGGAAGGTATCAAGTCCATGGGTAAGTGGCTTGGCGACCAGATCAGTGGATTCTTTGGCGGAATTGTCGGTGGTGTAAAGGATTTTCTTGGCATAAAGTCTCCGTCTAAAGTGTTTGCTGAGATCGGCGAGAATATGGCAGACGGACTAGGCGGTGGATTTGAAGACGAAATGAACACCGTGGCTAAAAAGATCAACGACAGCGTCCCGACAAACCTGGATCTTAAAGGAAGTTATAACGTAACCGGATCTCAACTGACTGGTGCAAGAGACGGCTTTGATTATGGCAGAATATCAGCAATCGTTGCAGAAACGATATACGGCTTGTTTGAAGATCTGCCAAAACAACCGATAGAGATGATTTTAGACAATACAAGAGTCGGCCGTGTAATGGTGCCGATCATCATAACGGAAAAGCAAAGATTGGGGTTGAGTGCACTATGAGTAAAGGACGATTGTGGCTAGGCTTACCGGGATCCGAAGTTTTACTGCCTTCTATGAATCGTAAATTTAGCGAGGAAGATATAGAGGATATAAGGGAAGCGAAGACTGCGGGCGGAACCTACGTAGCTGATATTGTGGCGGTGAAAAAGCGTTTTGTTATCGCCTATGGAACTATAAAGAACAGTGACTTGGAGATAATCAAAAACATTTACCAGCAGGGTCATGTTTTGAGCTTTAAAGTTGAGCAATCTGACGCAAGTATAAAAACTTACAGTGTAAAAAGACGGCCGTTTGCACGACAAAGGCTGGAAATGGCATCAAGGTGGTATTGGGATGGTATCTCCTTGACTTTGGATGAGATCTGACGATAAAAGGTAGGAATGAAGAATGACAGAAGCAATCATTGTAGCAGTTATAACGGGTGGATTAACTTTGTTTGGCACGCTTGCGGGGAGTTATTTCTCGCAACGTAAAAGTACCGCTTTGATCACATACCGTATCGACCAACTGGAAACAAAAGTGGATAAGCATAACCACCTGGTCGAGCGCATGACCATAGTGGAACAATCATGCAAGTCAGCCCATCACAGGCTTGACGGAATAGGAAGGAGAGACTAATGGCAAAGGAAAAGTTAGCAAAATTGATAAATGTAAAAAGCATCGTGACGATATCGTTAACGAGTATATTTGCGTATCTATCCATTAGGGGAGATATCACCGGTCAAGAGTTTTTGACCATTTTTACAACCATTATTGCTTTTTACTTTGGCACACAACACGAAAAGAAGGTGTCAGGGAATGAGTAAAATAATAGCAATCTCCGCTGGTCACGGATACATGACCGCAGGCAAGCGCACCTGTCCCTTCCCCGATGGGCGACAAATGCGAGAGCATGAGTTTAACCGGGATGTGGCTTTTACTTTGGACTACTTGTTACGCAAGCAAGGGCATACGACCGTCTTGTGCTTTGACGAGATCGGAGTGACGGATATGGCTTTGGCCGATCGTGTCGGCAAGGCAAACAGAGCCAAGTCTGATGTTTACATAAGTGTCCACGCAAATGCCTTCGGTGACGGAATCAACTGGCATCCGGCCAACGGACTTGTGGGGATGTACTACACAGGATCAGTAAAGGGCGAAAAGCTGGCAAGGACAATCATCGGGCAGATGTCAAAAGACTTGGGTATGCCGATCAACTCTTTTCAGCCGGGAAAACTTTATGAACCCAAATACACTGCTATGCCTTGCACAATCATTGAGTGCGGTTTCATGACCAACAGGTCGGATGCGGAAAAGCTTTTAACATACGAGTACAGACAAGCAGTCGCAGAATCAATATCTAGGGGCATAGGGCTTTATTTCTCGCAAGAAGTTGTGAAGAACGAATACGAAGTCATTGAAGTGCCCAAAGTCAGTTTAAATACGCTTAAAACGAATCGCAGCGTGGAATCGCTCGTAAAGGAATATCCCAACTTTATAAATGGCATGTTTTTTTCGTGGACTGACAATAGTTTGTATGACCTTTGTATTTCCAACGAGAGATATCTTGAGATCAAGGCGGGTACAAAACCCAAGGGATCTTTTTACCTTTACAAGGATGGCAGATGCGGAGTGATCAACCTCCGATCTATACCGACAAAGGATATACAGATGCTTGTGCAAGGGATAAATCTTGATGTACTGACCAAGGAAGCCCTGGATACACAAGGATGGGGTTTGATTTCCTTGACGGAGAGATGCAGACGGGCGGCCATAGGCTACGATCCGACAGCCGACAAGATCAAGATCGTGATCGTCAATGGGGATTTAGTCGACTTACAACAGGCTTGCATCAAAGCAGGATTAGTTAAAAACGGCAAGGCCTACGCCATCGGCTTTGATGCGGGAGGCTCTTTCGCTCTCACGCTAGGCAATAAAATCAAGTACAATTCCGATGGCAGAGCAATGAGAAATATTATTATGTGGTGATGATATGATACCGACAACACCGGAGTACAAAAATCAAATAAAGGCTGTCGTGCGTGATATACATGCACGGGTACGGATCGACTACACCGACACCGAGACAGATCAGTCCGTTGACGTTATTGTTAACAGCAGGGCAAATGTCTGTTACCCGGAACAAGTGGCAGATGGCATCTTGGCACCATCCGGCAAGTATGCGTGTCTTGACGGATCATGGGAGCTTGGAGAGTATGACCTTGCCCCATCATCTGCAAAGGACGGACAGATGGGATGGTGGAGCGAACACACATCAGATGCCAATGGGGATTTTATTACATATGTCCCTGGTATCACTGTGACTTTTTCTCCACGAGCGATAAAAAAGATCACTTTAGCCGGGGATTCTTTACGCAACGAATACCCGGTTGATTTTGGCATGACATTTTGGGACATTGACGAGCTACCAGTGAGGCTTAAATCCGTTACCAACAATGATAAAATCGTATGGGAAGAAGAGTACAGTGATCCGGAAACGCAAATTGCAAGAATCGATCTATCTATAACCAAGTGGAGCAAGCCAAATAGTCAAGTCAAAATACTTGAGTTTGTCACGTCAATCCAAGAAACCTATGAAGACGATGACATCATCAGTATCAACTTTTTGGAAGAGAAAGAAACATCTCATGGGTCGATACCGGTGGGAAATATCACTTCGGAAGAAATTGAAGTTGTCTTAAACAACGAGACAAGACAGTTTGACGAGGGAAACAAGGGAAGTCCCTTATACGGTAGATTAAAGCCGAATAGACGGATCCAAGCATGGATCGGACCCGAAGACGAAATGATCCCTCTTGGCGTGCAGTGGTCGAGGGGTTGGAAAGCTCCCGATGATGGGGTTACTGCTACTGTCCGAGGGCGAGGGCGATTGGATCGTCTCGCAAGCACAGAGTATAAGACGTCACCGGTTTTTGTTGACGTTGACCTTTATGACTTGGCTGAAGCCGTCTTTATGGATGCAGGTCTAAAAGTTGGTCAATATTGGATAGATCCGTATTTTAAAACCGTTATTGTACCCTATGCATGGTTTGACACACAAAGTCACCGGGATGCATTGCGAATAATCGCAGAGGCGGGACTTGGGCAGGTCTTTTGTAACCGTTACGGAGTGATCAGAGTGGAGGGACCGGATTATACGGTCGGAATCGAGGATGCTTATCGGATCACAAGTGCTGACTACTTTAAAAAGTCAAATCCCTCAAGAGAGGGAAAAGTGGCCAACAGGATCATCGTGGAGACACAACCATTGACCGTTGCATCGGCTACGGAGGAGATCTACAGGTCAACAACACCTATACCGATAACAACCGATGAAGTTAAGGAGATCACGGTAAGATACAACACCTATCCATGTGTAGCAGTATCAAGTACCTTTTCTGGACCTGCTGTGCTGGAAGACTATACAGCATATGCTTGGGGGCATGTAATAAAAATAAAGGGCACAGGAAATGGAGAGATAACCAACTTAGTGACATACGGAAAACCCTTGACGGTGGAAAACCGTGAAGTCGTGACGAAAGAGGATGCGGAAAGCATATCCGACAACGGGCCACTTGAATATACAATGCCTAAAAATCCGTTGATCCAAACCAGGGAGATTGCAGAGTTGATTTGTGACAAGCTTTTGGCTTTTTACAAGGATCCTAGGAGCGAGGTAAAGACAGCATGGCGAGGCGATCCGTCTCTAGAGCTGGGAGATGTTATTGTGACACAAGATTATACAAGAGGAGACGGCGAGGACGGATACTATCGCATCACAAGGCAAGAGATAGACTATGACGGCGGTTTAAGGGCTGACCTTGAAGGGAGGAGAGTGTAGCCATGTGGGAGACACCGAAAATTGACTGGGCATTTGGAAACTTGCCAACTTATGAAGATTTGAAAAGGATAGAAGTTAATTTGCAATATCTCAAGGGGGTGTTATCGTAATGGTTTGGATAAATCCCAAGTTAGATTGGATAACAAACCCTCATAGGCCGATGGCCGAAGATCTCAATCGAATTGAGGGCAATATCGACTTTTTAAAAACGGATATTGAGACTAAAAAAGGCCTTATCGTGGACGCTTTAGCATCTTTAGGCTTTGCCGTAAACATGGGCACTCCATACGCAACCCTGGCTACCATCATATCCGGTATACTGCAAGCTACCGGCAACGCCAACCCGGAGGACGTTATTATTGGAAAAACCTTTAGCAAAACAGGACAAGTTGGCTTGACAGGAACTGCGAAGCGAAGGGCAAACGGAACAGGATCCTTGACACAAATAAGTTCAACATCTGCAAAACTTACAGTTACCGGACTTGCTTTTATGCCGTCAAAGATCTACCTAAAAGGCAGTGTAAGAGCCAGATACACAGACAGCACATATCCGGAGGGTAACGCACAAAATCATACAGTTTATACATACTCGGTTTTTGAAAATGTGATGACACCTTTATCAAGTGGCGGGCACCAGTATACTATAATGCCGGAGTTGCCTATGTATACCACAGGGTACGCCGAAATCTGGATGACTTGTGACATATCCATCCAAAGCAACGGGTTTACGATGACTTTAACCCAAACGCAACCCGACAACAAAGGACTGGACCAGTACGGCACGCAAACTTGGCTGGCGATAGAATAGAGGGAAAGTTTATGAAAATATTTAAAATAGACCTTGACATGATAAGACAAACAAAAGGTTACTACATCGAGCTTGCGGAGGATGACTACGGGTCTTCCGTGCTTGAGATCACCTTGCAAAAAGAGGGGCAAGTATACGATCTGACGGGCGTAACGGCCATCGAGATACCTTTTAAGACACCGAGAGGCACGATCTATGTCCACGACCTTGACAACGGCGTGGAGATCACGGATGCGGCCGCCGGTAAGATCACTTGCACAATCAGCACTCAAGCCCTCGGCGATGCCGGCAGGGTGTTTTTTGACGTGCGTATCTTTAAGGGGTTAACGCTTGCTACGTCCACGCCCATGACACTGTACGTAAGGAGGCCGATCATCAATGACAGCTCGATCACTAACATGGATCAGTACCCGGTCTTGCAGACTTTGATCATCCAGTGTCAGGCGATCACCGATGAGGAGGCCGTGCGGGTGGCACAGGAGGCGGATCGAGAAGTTGCGGAAGGTTTGAGGGAGCAAGGGGAAGCCAACAGAAACACAGCCTACACTACCGCAGAGACGGCTAGAAATAACGCCTACGGTGCAAAGGAAGAGGAGCGTGACGGGCTGTATGAAGGCAAGGAAACCGATCGAGATAATGCATACAATTTAAAAGAGGTAGAACGTGACGGGGAATATGATCTTGCCGAGACTGCAAGAAATAACTTGTATACCACAGCCGAAAACGCACGTGAGGGCAAATACGGTTTAGCTGAAAGCGGAAGGAGTGACTCCTACGCCGATGCAGAAGATGCTAGAGATGTTTTGTACGGAAACGCCGAAGCCGGAAGGCAATCAGCTTATGGGGACGCCGAGAGTGCAAGGGATAATCTTTTTGCCGATGCGGAAGTTACCCGTAACGCAAAAGTCAACGAGTTAACTTCTCATGATATTACCACCGGCAAAAAAGCAAGCCCTATCATCGGACACACAAAACAGGTAACCGGATATGGTTCTGTGGCAGTACCGAATAATGCTAAAGGACAAGTTAGTGTGAGTGTGAAGGGCAATACAATCACCAATAAGGCAGGCGCAGGAGATACATCTCCACAAACCATCACTTTAGACAATACAAAAACATACTTACTCATAAAAACAGACGGTGGAACTGTAAATGTTGACACGGTAGATACGGCTGTGCCTGTAAAATTAACTGCATTAGCAAGCACCACTTTGACATGGACAACGGGTAAAATCGGACTGTACGAGATACCCACAGCGGAAGCCGGTCAATCGGCGGCAGATCTTGCAAAGAAATATACTTATGTGGACAGCACAAAATCTACATTTAGCGGGCTTCGTGGGACGAGCGTTGGGAAGAATTTAGTTAATATAGCTAAGTTATCCCCGGGAAGAATAGACCCAGCTGGTGGTGCTTATGCAAATGTTGACAACAACACTATCAGTATAGACAATTTAAAAATAACAATTACATCAAAGGCTACATACAGAGGATTTGTTACAGATTTTATCGGGGTAAAACCCAATGCTTTTTATAAAGTATCATATTCGCTGATAACTGGTAATGCAGAAAATCCATATGCTGCCTACCATTTTTGCTATGATAGAAATAAAAATTATATTGGTTATGTAACAACTAGTGCTGCAACATTGCCTGGAACTGTTTTTATACGTTCCAGTATCCTGAATACTGCTATAACTACTTCTGTAATAAGTAATCTTCAAATCGAAGAAGGTACAGCAGCAACTCCATACGAACCCTACATGAACTCAAAAACCTACATATCAGGATTTGATAAAGATGGCAATCCTATCATCTTACGGAGCGTTCCTAATGGAACTAAAGATGAATTTAGTGATGGTGTAATTACTAAAAATGTTAGTGTTCCGGTTATTTTAGACGGTAATTTATCGTGGGGGGCGATAGACAGTTTAGAAAATACATACAGGAGTTATAATAATTCAGTTTTAACACATCCAACTATGAATAGTACAAATACCATTGAAACAAATGCCGACGCACCATATAATATTACTGTAGCTGTTTCGCAAGACGATCGAATTCTATGCCATCGTGAAGATTTAAATAAATGGTATGTAAGAGTTGAAAAAACTAAAATAGATGCAATGCCAGGTGAAACTACACTAAACAAGTTTAAGGCATATATGAACGCATATCCAATTACGGTAATTTATCAATTAGCAGAGCCTGTCGTAACGCCGATAGATGTTGTGGGTGATTTGGTTGCATATCCTAACGGCACGATTTACTGGGAGCCTTGTATTTCAGGCTACATGACCGAATCAAGTAAGACGGCAACCACTGCAGAGTATCCGATCACCGAGATCCGAAAAATGATACGGTACGACTATACTCCGAATGGTAACTTGCTTGAAACAGACGTAACGGCTGATGTGAGTGTGGATGTAACAAAAACCACTTTGACAATTGCAAATTTTGTACCGGGCAAGACATACTTTTATGATTGCGCTTATCCGCAAGAGTTGACCACCACACCAGAGATTGTGGCAGACGTTGAAGTTGAAAACGGCATGATTAGCAAGGACTTTCAAGCGGCCGCCACCGCATGGACTTTGACGGCCAACGAGGCAAAAGCATCCGTATTAACCTGTACCAATGCGGGTGGTGCGGCAAGCATTATCGCTCCTGCTAGGGACGGGAAAAAATATATCATTAAAAATTTGTCGGGGCAAAATATCACGATCAAGACTGCCACATCAACAGGTGTTGTTGTGGCCAATGGCAAAAAAGTAACCGTTTTCTACAACGGCACGGATTTTGAAAAAATAGCGGAGGTATAAAGATATGAAATTGATTTTTACAGTAAAAAGCGAGACGAAAAACACAGGGTATACAACCGTAGCCCTGTCAGTGGCTTGTGATGATCCCGGTGTCGAGGTGAGTATTGCCAAAACGGCAAACGGTGAAGATAGGCTTTTTATAAAGACGTCTCCCGAAAAAGCTCCCTTGAAATTGGAGGATATCAGGGAGCTGGTCCTGGTCGAGGAAGTGCCGGAAGAACCGACAGGAATATAATGCTGTCTATACAAATCACACCTTTAGTACTATAATATGGTTAATAAGTGTGAAAGGGTGGTTTTATGCGGTTTAAACCTAGAGGAAACTCAACACAGAGACTGGTGCGTGGTGCTTTAAGGGCTACGAGAAGAAGTGTCGGTAGAGGAAATGCCGGATGCTTAATATTTATTTTGCTGTTTGCATTGTTGATTTTTATAATATTGAGATGATATCAAGAAAGATAAACCCGGGATTGAACCCCGGGTCTTTTTTTATCTCTTTGTGTCTACCTTTGTCGAATCCGTTGACCGATCCGACAAGGCCTGATACGATGGCGATGTCATTTTTTCGTTTGCCCCTTCGGGGGCTTTTTTATTCTGTAAACTTTTCTTCGACTAGCTGGGAGATCGACTTCCCGGTCTCCGATCGCATTACCTCCATGCGATGATAAAAACCGGGTGAGACGGCCAACTCAAGCCGGCAAGTCCCCTCTGTCTCTTCGGGAGGGCCAAATGCGTCAATGTACTCTTCGCCGGTCATGTTTTTTTCTGCCCATTTCTTTGCCTCATCCAGCGTGATCGGTATGATTCTGGAGTCCCCGCTCCACGAGTTGGTATCCATTTGCACGGAGTACTTGCTCATGGGACCGCCCTCGCCATGGAGAAAGTAAGCACCGGACTTGGTGACATACAAAGCCTCTCTCACGTGACTAAAATCTCGGACACTTAGCCCGTTGCCTCCCTCTCCCAGCAACTTGGCCGTGTCTGTGTCGTAGGACCTTCTCTTTCCTTCAAACGCTAAAACTTTTTTCAT